CAAAAGCCGTTGCAAGGAAATAATCCTCACAACGGCTTTATGACTAAGAGATAGTTTATATAGCGCTACGTCCTAGTATTATGCGCTGGTCACCTTATGGGCTACCACTCCAACGGCTCTAATTTTCTCCGCCCGTCACAACAGTTTCAATAGCAATCCGGTGCAGAATTTCGGACATTTCGCTTTGCTATCTAGGATTGCTGCTCCTATCCGCTAGTCACTGATAGCGATCACAGATTAAACGATGTTTCCGTTACCGTTTAATTTTTAATATTCGGATAAGCTAATTTAAGATATTCTTTTAAATCTTTTTTATAAACACGTGAAACTAAATGCCATTCAATATGATGTCCACATACTCCACAACAATCATTTTTATAATGGCAATACATATGCGTATGATCGTTTAATTTTTGCATATATTCTCCTCTCCCTCGCACTCGTAATGATCCACGCGACAGATACGAAACTCCATATTTTTGCCTAGTTGTTTGGCTTCGAATAGGAGGCGGTTATGTTCGGGTTGACAGTATTTCATGCATTCTTGGGCTTCGTATAGATCACCATGTCCAAGGCAAGTTTCAAAGCAATCTTTATCTTCCTTGTTATGATGGACGATACAGAATGTTTTGAAGACAGAGAATAGCGGTTTATTATCAGGCATTCTCAAATCCTTATCTTCGTTTTCATTGCATGAATAGAAGTACGCAACTGTTGTTCAAATTCATCCTTAGACATTAAATTATTATGTTTGATTCGCGCTAATTCTGTCTGTCGTTCGGCGGCATCGGTCCATAATCCGCATGCTTTACAATGCATGTTCTGACGTTTCTGCTTTGTTTGATATAGAGATTGACAGTTAGGACAATGTGTAGGAGCGGAATTCTTTTTCATGTTAAACTTTAACGATTTGTAAGCTATGGAATTCATGCCCGCAATTATCGGACAGAATATAAGTATATTCGATAGCAGCATTTAAAGTTTCAAATCCAGCAAGTAATTTAGGAGTTGCTGTATTACTATCTTTAACAACTCTATATGGAAGTTCTGCGTAAACTCCTACCTTAAATTCCTTCCCAAGTTGTTCGGCTAATTTGCTCATTTAAACATCCTCAAAAGTAAATACAGGTTCGGCAGATTGCGGTACTTTAGCGTTTGCCTCCCCGCAATTGCAACCGGCAAAGAAGGCGGCGCGTACAGCGGTTTCGCATTCACGATCACGCCAAACGGCCATAAGGATATTTTGATTTTTCTTTTTCCAAGCTTCAAACATGCGGCTTTTATTTTCCTTAGTCAGTCGCATTTTCTATCTCTATGATTTGAGGAATAATGGTTCCCTCGCTGATAGCGTGGAGAAGACAAGCACGACCATGTTGCATGGCTAGATGTTGTTTTTGCATATCTTCAACCATTTTATGAATAGTATGTGAGGAAAATTCTAAGGTATTACTTTTTAATCTTTCTTCAAAATCATCCATAACTTGCTCAAGTTTCCTCATCATAATTGCGAGAATATCACTTGCCTCTTGGGAGGTCATATTGGACATGCTTTCTTTGTCGATTGGATAATGTGTAACACGCGCTCCCGTATCTTCACCTTTGGCAAACTTCACGGCCTCCTTGAGTCCGTCTTTGATCTTGTCTGTTGGGGTTATCATTCCGGCGCCTCAAATGTAAAGGGAGCAATTTTAGGAGTAAGTTTTACAACCCATAATTCTCGTTCATCTTCTGCACCAGCGTTGTATGCGGATCGCAATGCATCTCGCATAGAATGTTGGACGCTTTCACTTGCATTACGTAGAGGGTTCTTGGTGCTTGACGCCCATTTCTGGAAAGACATGAGAGAATAAATCCTCTTGTTTATGTGGACAGAAAATATCTATTAGTGTTTTTGTAATGGAATAGCATAATCCATCTTTGAATACTGATTCAACGTATTCCACCAAATAGCTAGTTCCGGTTCTATCCCGTAAATTAGCGGCGGTAGTACGAGCATTTGACAAATGGTAGCTTTGGTACTCGATAAAATCATTTTGTATGGCTCGAACGACATAGTGACTACGGTTACTATTCCAAATTGTGCTTTTCCTTGGGCCGAAATTCGCCATGTCTTCATACCATCTTTACTTTTCGTTTTAGTTTACGAGTTTTGTAACCGGAATTTATCATAGAACGTTCCTGCATATTTCTGATAAATTCAGAAGGAAAGAACATAAATCCAGTAGTACCTTTCTTTTTCGTTCCGGGGACTTTGAAGGCAAATCCGTATTTATTTTTCATATCCACCATCCAAATGCATCGTGACCGATTGAGAGAATAAGTCCAACACAGAAAATATATTTGACGATTTGCCAAGGTGTAGCGTGGATTATGAACATGTGCCACCAATTGCTTTGGCGATGACGGCGCGGGCGAACACTCCTGTTATACTGTCACTCTCGCGTTTTGCGATAAATTCAAGAGCAGCCAACAATTCCGGCGCGGCGGCGATAAGGCGGGCGTTGGCGTCTCGTGCTGGATTGGATGCTACTATATCGGCGATAGCTTTTCCCTTGCCGTCTGTCACGCGATGCAAACCCCGCGTGACAGTCATGGAAAGCCAGGGCCCCGGCGTATGCGCTGTTTTTGTGGTGGTCATCTGTAGCTCGCTTGAATGGTATGTACCCGTTGAGCAAATCCTGCTTCCATAACGATATATTCGGCGCGGGATCTTGCTTGGCTTTCGTTGCAAGCTTTGACGGTGATTTGTTTGCAGTATTCCGAATTATCGAAAGGCTTATATGTAAAGTGATACATCATCAGATATTTCCCTCGTTTCAACGAATAGACACTCGCATGATTCGAAAGAACAGAAAAGGAACGGAAATCGAAATTCCCGTTCCTTCTTAATATTGGTAAATAAACTATTTCGGCCATGCTTCAATTAGTCCGCGTTGTTTGGCGCTACATATCCCATATTGGTACAATACGGTTCCTGTCATCCATTGAAGCCACGCGTCGTAATCTAATTGGGTTGGTTTTTCCAGTATCGCGCATGGAGACGATAGTTCAACGGGAGGGGGCGGAGGCTTTGTTTGCTGAATCAATGGCGGCGGAGAGGATGTGCAAGCGGTCAGTATCAGGCTTGCAATCAAAAGGTAGCGGCTTTTGCTTTGAGACATTTAAGATACCTGCTTTCAAATCTCCAATTTCATTGGTGAGAGTGTGAATAGATTTATCGGTATTAGAGGAAGCGATATTAGCTGATTCGATATTACGTTGAAGGTTCTTGAAAGCGTTAGATGCTGAATCAATTTCTTGTTTCAGTTGTTTGTTTTCAAGTTGTGAATACCGCTCTCCATCTGCTTTGTTTTTTATGTAAAAAGTACCAGAAGCACCAAGCCCAAAAGCAAGAATGGCAATAGCAACATATCCGTAAACTCCGCTAAGAAGATTTGTCAGGAATGGCATTTGCTACCTTTTCGATATGAGTTTTTACGGAATCTAATTTTGCTTCGCGTCGTTCTGCTGCAATCTTTCCTTTTCGATTGTCCCGGAAATTTATAATAGTGATTGCGAGGTTTACACATACAGTAAGAAATCCCCCAATCGCTACTAAAAATGTTGCTATACCTTCCCAATTCATGCGTGAATCTCTGGAGGTTCAAAGCCTGGATCAAGGTCTTTCAACCTTCGTTGACTTCCAATCATCTGAATAGATTGTTTCAGTGGAGATAAATATGTGCTCATATCATCTTTACTTACAAATTTATCATTAGCCCAAAGCTTCAATTTTAAAATTTCATTGGAAGTTCTAAGTGTAATCCATACATTTATACCCGTTCCTATACCACCAACAAGAGTAAGAATAGTCAATGCTTCTTCCGGATTCATGGGATGACTTTCAAATCACGATCAAATGTTGAGGCTATTTCTTGTCTTATTGAAGGACCTAAAATTATGCATCCTTCGCTTGCTGTGTGGGTTGAGTTGTCCCCGTGAATGAGGAATCCGCTTCTTCCGAAGACATTTGTTCCTTCATTGGGCGATAAACGAAAACAATTTTTTCCTTTGTGTGGATCGTCATAAGATGAAGACAAATGCCAATTACCCGGAGGAATAGGGCCCATATTATGAGTAGCAACAGCATCCGGATTATTGCGATCAATACCCGCTCCGGAATATCCAGTTCCAACAAATTCTCCATCATGAGTTAACTCACCAGTATTTATTTTATATAACCACATGAAAAATTCTTTTTATCAAACTATCGGATAATTAACAGCTAAACGAAAAACGGTAGTGTTGGTCATGTTTGTATCCACTATGTTTGATATCGTTAATCCGCCTGGAGTGGTATAAAAAATATTAGTCGTATTAGCATTTGGAGCAATTGCAATAAACATTTGTTCAAAAGATAACGCAGCATTTGCATTTTGCATTGCTATAATACCGTTATATCTAATCTGCACACCTACGTTAGATGCGGTAAATGGAAGATGAATTGACACATTTCCAGCGGCAACACCCTTGGAAGATAAAACAATTATTGCATCTACAAAAACTCTATTTCCTATAATAGAATAGGTTCCCTCTTGAATGGTATATGAAATACCAACTGTAGAACCACCTATATCTATAGTAGGAATCCAAGTTTGAGTATTTCCAACTGAACCCGCTTGTAAATCATTATTTGTATGTAGTCTAAAAGTAGGAATTGCTGCCGCACCTGCTGAAGGACCAGCATAGAATAAATTTGCATTTTGAGCGGTAAAAATAGGTTGATATGGTAACACTGGAATATCAGCGGCAACGAGCGCACGGAAAGAAGGTGCAACCGCACCACCTGCTGCGGGACCAGCCCAAACTGTGTTTGCCCCTTGATTTGCTAATGAGAGTGTTAGATTTCCAGCGGCATTTACGGGCGAACCTGATACGTTGAATATATTAGGTGCAACTAATCCTACACTAGTTACAGTGCCTGTTCCTGCTGGAAGATCGGCTGCAACCAATGTTCTAAACGCTGGAATATTTGCAGCACCATTAGAAGGGCCAGCAAAAAATGTATTTGCTACTTGATTTACAAATGTTCCTGTAAGCGTTCCAGCAGTTACAACGGGAGAGCCTGTCACGGTAAATACGGACGCGGGAAGCGCAAGTCCTACGCTTGTTACGGTCCCCATACTTCCGCCTCCTGATATAACACTCCAAGTTTCAGCATCGACAAGAAAATTTAGAATCTGTACTTTTACAGTTGCTGGAATAGTCTCTGCAAAGAATTGCATACGAGGCGGAGAATTTATCAGAAGATGATAATATCCCTGACTATTTGGAGCAACTATAATGCGTTGTCCCGTTATGTTATTGATCGCTGTAATTTTGAAAGCGTTGTCAGCATTATCAATATAAATAGTTTGGGCTGATCCAAATTGTTTTTGGATAGATTGAGGAACAAGATCAACGATTATTCCATCGGTATTTGTAATAGACAAATCAATCGGAATGGACTTACGCCCTTCCGTTGGCTCTTTACCGATTGAAATAGAAGAAATTTGCGGGGGCAAACTAGCCTCCCGGCTTGGTAATCACATTGATTACATTGGAACCGCGTGAAATTGCAAAAATTCCAGCTGCAATCATGATACCACCGATTACAGTTGTTGCAACTCGCGGAATATCGGTAATGAAATTGAATCCGGCACTTACTGTTTTAGCAGCGCCAGCAACTCCACCGATTGTCTTACCTAGGGCAGAATCGGGGTCATAAAGATTCATTCCAAGGATTTTTGGAACATCCGGTAATTTTGGAAGGCCGGGCAACCCGCTTCCGGTTGTATTTCCATCGTATCCCGGCACATGAGTCCCCGTTACATATTGGGCATCGGTTGCGACAGGAAACCCAAGCGCTTGCAATTGTTCAAAAGACATTTGATCAATTTGCGCTTGGGTAAACCCGGCCACAATTACTGTTCCTCAGAAGCTTCAGCCGATTCATCGACATACTGAAAAGGCGTATGATTAGATTTAAGACGATGAGTCAACAATTCGGAATGGGCTTTCGAGATGAAAGAAGCTTCAATAGCTTTTCCATCATGATCAATATATCGAACTTTATGCGGAGCGTCATTTTCAACGACATCCACATTATTTTCTTTTTTCTTAGCCATTGTTATCAATCCTTCCAAGTGGAGTTAAATGAACACGTGTAGTAAACCAATTCGCCATTGAGAGAGAAATTTGATCCCAAAATGGCGGAGGCGTAATTACAGGAACAAAAGTTGTTTCCTGCAATTTCTGTGCAGCAGTTGGAAGAATACCAAAAGCTTCCGCACCATCATTTGAACTATCAAAAACTGTTTGGCGTTCTGGAGCAATGATGGATTGATTACGGCTAAAAATCGTATTTGGATCAATCATATTCAGCATTAATCACCTATTAAATATAGGTATTAAATTGCGAGATATCGGAAGTGACAGGATTATTTGCCCCACCTACAGGGCCACATGAATTACAATCACATCCACCTGTTGCCAATACAACAGCAGGAACACCGCTGTTAGGATGAGGATTATAAGGAGCTAGATTATAACTTACATATGACTCTGGATCAGGAGTGGCGGTAGCATCGGGCCCGGTTGATGCGGGCAATTGATATCCGAACACGGAACCGCCTCTAGTGAGAAACCAGATAACTCCTACAGCGGCAATAATCAAAACGCCACCGATGATTACATTTTTCTTTTCGTCGTTCATATATCAATCCTAGAACAGCGAGAAAATACCGCCAAGCAAACCGCCAAGCAAACCATTATCAGACGAATGTTTTTGCGCGCTTGCCTGAATTTTAGATTGTTGAATCATAGTATCGCTATTAATTTGAGCCATTGCAACATTTTGCTGCGCATTAATAGCAGTAATATGCTCTTGAGTTTGATATGAAGCGATAGTTTGACTTGCTTGTGAAGCAGCCAAAGCCTGATAAGTATTAGCGGTAATCTGCGCTTGATCTACACTAGCTTGAATTTGCTGACGATTTGTTTGAGCAGCAATATCAGCTAATTGAATCTGAGCACCAATACCAGCAAGACTTACTTGTCCACTTACGTCTGTTGCATGATTTTGTGTGTCGGACTGAATTTGCAATCCCTGCAATTGCGCGGATAATTGATTTGCTTGGGAAGCACCGGCAGCTTGAACATCATATTGATGTGATTGAATAGCAGCTTGTTGTGCTTGTAATTGTGTGGCCGATGCAATTTCAGCATCAGAAGGACCACTCACAGTTGACGCTTGAGCGTTTGAATTTCCCCCGGATAAAAGCAGTACCAGAAGAATGGTAAGGCCAATAAACAGGACAATAAGCATAGGGTGTTTTTTACCCCATGCGATGATGTTTTTAAAAACTTTCATCCCGCACCATTATCCATCAATTGAGCAAGAGCAATTTGCCCCGCTTGAATACCAGCAATACCTGTAGGAATAGGAGTCTGCGTTTGATAAACTTGCGGTGAAGTTAGAAATAGCTGCTGTCGAACAACTTCTCCCGGCCCCTTCCATTCATTAATAGGAAGCATGAACCCATTAAATGCAAATGCTTCGGCTCCAGGCGTGGGAAGGTTATTCGTTCTATTGATGAACGGATAAAAATTCGTACGAAGAAATGATTGCAGAAAAGGATACATATTATCCTCGCTTAAAAACCAAAGCTGGAAGGGCCATATTGAGTATTACCAAGAGCCGAATAACCCTGACCTGTAACCGGACCTGTTGCGGCACCAAGAGCGCGAGCAAAAGCATCACCCGAAGCGCCAATTACATTTGCCGTATTCGCATTGCGACTAACTAAAACCGCGAGTAATGCAACACCCACAATAGCAGTTGCAATGGAAACTACAGCTTCAATAAGATTATTCATTTATGTATCTCCTATCCGATAACATCAGCGCCGGAAACAGGCCCAGTGGCTGCTTTAATAATATTTGCGAAAGCGCTTCCAGCCGATTGAACAACCTGTTGGGTTTGAGCGTTTTTGCTAACAATAACTGCAACAATCGCTACTCCAACAATCGCAGTAAGAACTGAGACAATTGAGTTCATGTTGTCATGCCTTGTAAATTCTTATCAATATCCGAAGCGGTTCCGGCGATAATTGTTTTTGCTCCAGTCATATGCTTAAATAAAGCCCATCCGACTATGGCAATGATCACAATAATTAAAATCGTATGCATTGAAAGATTTTTAATCATGGAATAGGACTCTGATTTACCGATGGAAGCGACGGCAAAGAAGGTAATGAAGGAAGCGAATTGCCAGCATTTGTATTGCTAGGATTCGCTTCCGTCACCGATGGATTAGAAATAAATTCTTGAAGCTTTTGAAAAACTCCACCATTTTTTAAAACCAGAGAAACCAAAAGTAATGTCATAAAAGCTACTGATAAAGGGCGAAGAGGTTTGATATATCCCGCTCCACCTACAATCGCAATTGCTCCAAGCCACACAAGAAAATTATTCTGTCCTGTGAAATCTGATTTTACCAAAGTCCACAAAGTCGCATTAGTGCCTCGCACACCTGAGACGAATAAAATAATGCCGATGAATAATAGCGCATATGGCATTATACAAACACACCCGCATAAGCTGGTAACTGACCTTTAGCGGTTACATAAATCAGAAACGCCGCTACCAGATAGAAAAAGATAACGGCAGTTTGGTTCATGTTGAAGCCCCACCAGGAAAACCACCAAGCATATTGGGATAGGTTTTTCCAACCCAAAAACCAATAAACAAAAGCAATAGAACCCAAAGGATTCCGGATACAGTTACAGAAAGACCATCCATTTTAAACCTCCGTAACGCTGGACGTAATGTCCTTAAGAACACGCGTCCAAAGAAAAATTACAGCGATAATAAATCCAGTAAAGAGAATCCAATCGGTTGCATCCCCTTCCATCTGGAAAGGTTGCTTCCACCAATTCGCGAAATTTTGAAAACCAATTCCCATTTGAATCCTCTTTGCAATTACCGGGGAGACGCTCAATTATACCGAGCAAATATAAGAACGTCTCCCCAGGTTCCACCTGACCGCCGACAGGTTAGAACTACATTGCACCACCAGCCAACGACGCAGCGCCTACCAGGGTATTGGTAATAGCAAACATTTCCCATCCAACCAGACACGCCGCAGTTGCCTGTACGGTTCCTTTAGGATTGAGAATAAGTTGCTGATTACCAAACTGAATAGTATTGATAGGTTTAGCGCGTGAATCGAAATAATAAGAACCACGCGGGAAATCGCTATCAATCGCCAAACGAGAATAGACACCGGCAAAGAAAGGTTCGTATTTGAAAATATTGGTGAAGTTTGCAGTCTGCAAAGACCAATAATTAATATCCGAACCCTGGGCAGGATATGCTCCACCAGTCTGATTCTGATAGATTACTAGAGTAGAAAGGAAGCTTCTAAAGTTTGCATATGGAATGGGGAAATCGTTTGCAGTTACCATTCCGGAAACTGTGGTATTCATCAGCATATAAAGAGTCGAAAGATCAACAACCGGCAAAAGTTGCTGACCATTTTTATCTGTGGGAAGCTGATCGTAATATACCTGATGAACACGAATCGTATAAGAAGTAATAGCGCCGGTAGCGCCAGTGGCGTCATACTGATAAACCGCCATGGTGGGATCAGCAGTTTGAGCAACAAACGCCTGGGCAGAAGTAGCAAGAGTAAGCTGTAACTGTGCCGTGGCATTTACAACATTCGCCCACATTGCGCCGCGCAAATCCAATTCTGAATAAGCAAGCGGAACCCAAAAAGTCATTTTGGCTACGGCACCTGCAGTAGTCAAAGTAGCAGGAGCAAAAGCAATGTCGGATGAAAAAGTGTTGCCATATCCAACAGGATAGTTAGTAAGAGTATCAACCGCCAAATAAGGCTGACGATTTTTAGCCGAATTAACGGCATTCAAATGCCAACCCGTAGTCTGGATACGAGTGTTATTCGACAAGTCCTGAAACTGCACCTGCTGAATAAAATTCGCTGCACCCCAAGCGGTAAGAATACCGTTATTGGTGCCAAGAGTAAGCGTAGCTTCAATTTCAACAAAGAAGCCAAGAATCAAACCGGCATAACGCGGCTGCACATTAAATACCGTTCCCGCAGTAGGATTCTGCGTAATGGTATAAATTTCCTGCTGACGACGCAGCGCCGAGGAAACAATGGCGTTACGATTAGCAAGATTGGCCGCACGAATCTGCGCAGTAGTAGGAGCGGACGGGGCAGTCGGGGTAGGATTAGCCATTTTAATATGTTCCTTCTATTAAATATTGGTTTGAGTTTTTTGATGAAATGGAGTCATTACGAGATTCACAACCATCAAACCAATGAACACCATAACAAAAATGGTAATCCAATTGATTGGGTGTGAAATGATTTTCCAATTAAGCATTGGAAGTCACCCCGCGCGCACGGCCTAGACCAACGAGCACGAGTTTCAGAATGACGAATCCACCAATAGCCATCAGAAAAACCGTTAGCCAATTGGTAGGCGTCCAAGAGATAATAGAAGTTTCCATTTTCCGCCTCTGATATGCTCAGAGAATTTTAAATCTCCGAGCGGTTACTTCCTGTTTGGGGCCCAAAACCGGCTGATCCAAACTTTGCGCATTGTCCGGCGGAAACGCAGCGCGAATATTCTCTAATATAATCTGTGGCTTAGGTACGGGACCGAAGCGTAATAGTATGTCGTCGTTTACGTTATACCAGAACGAGTGGTGATTGGGCAAGCGGGCTTTGGGGTCCATAGGCACAAATTGTCCAACATTTTTTCTATCGGCCAAATGCCCAAGACGGAATACTTGTACGAAATTTGCTTCGCTAAAAACGAACTTTGAAATCCAACTTGGCCGTTGTGAAAGAACAATCATAGGAATACGACGGGAACGCCCTTGGGTAAGTAAAGCGTTGAATCCGCCAGTTTCCTCAATCATATATCCTTCATCAACCCACACACCAATATTTTGTTTATCCCAAACACGGCGAAAGAAAGAATCCAATTCCATTTGCTGTTCTGGCAACGGATTGATGATATACAATCCTTCATCGCCTGGAGTATCGTTTATACCAATAGTTTGAACACCAGGGATTTCTGCAATTTCAGCAATAAGAGGATCGCCTTTTGTATTGACGATTACCCAAGGTTGTTTGTTAAAATTTTTACCGGAAAGATGCCAAGCGGCGGCGGTTGTTTTACCGCTACCGCTTGAACCCAAAACCGCTAAACGATCTGTTGCACCCGGAAATTTTACAGTAGCCATTCGATAAGCTTAACAATTCCATAAATGTTTAAAGCAATTATGCAAATGCATGCGTCACCAATTGCAACCGCAATTAGGGTCGCGCCAAATGGTGATGTCCTTTTGGTAGCTTCGGAAATATCATACATTGTAATAGCCCTTTTAATTTACAATTTTCTGGTTTGCAGGATCAAAAGTCATACCGGCAATATTACTGTTATTGAAATCAACAGGTGCTACATTTGTTTTCAAAGATTCAGAAGAACGAGGGCGAGAATCCCTTTCCATTTTCTTCCTTATATAGAGTGATACACCACGCGGAACATAAATCACTCCGGCAACTTGAACAAGTTCAATCATCGCTGCGGTTTTAGGATCAAGTGATAATTTGAAATGTTCATTCACCCCTTCAATAGCATCACCAAGTTTTTTCGCTTCATCTTTTGTCAATTCCAATTCTGGAATTTGTAAAGTTGCAGCGCCGATTTGATGCAACGAAAACAAAATCTTTTCGATTCCGTTGATGCTTATAGTACTCGAAACTTTTTCTTTAACTGCTGAGATTGTCGGCCCTGTTGATCCATCTTTTCTGGGTCTTCCACGACCTCTTTTGATTTCGGTGTTTCCGGCGGTTTCTGCTGATCCGGGGACGACAATTCGTCCGGTTTGTCCTGCGGTTTCTCTTGCGAAAGTTGGGTCAATGTATCCCGCATTTCCGTCAACTGAGCTGACAGGTTTTCCATTCCCGTCGTCGCGTTCGCTTCCAGATTCGACAGACGTTGCAACGCTGTTTCCGTTTCCTTCTGGATTTTCTGACTTGTCCATTCGTCGCGTTCCTCTAAAATTGTTTCAATGCGGTTTTCTAATGCTTCAATTTGATTGCGTAATTTTTTCTCACGTGATTCAAGTTCTTCATCGCTAAAAGGCATGAAAATCAATCCTTATCGGTTTTAAATCCGGATCGGCGATTGTCTCCGCTTCACCGGCAAAATGCTCTGGATATTTTTGCTCCATAACGCGAATTAGTTTATTCACGAAGGATTCTAGCTTCTCCACTCTCAGGGTCAATTCTAGGAAATCTTTTAGCGGTATCATTGGTAATTCCTATTTCATTTTCGATATTGGATAAACGCTTATCAATGCTCTCCAGATGATTCGTCAGTTTCTGCAATCCTTCTTCAAATTGAGAAACGCGGCCACCAAATTCTTTTATCAATGCTTCAGGCTCTATACCGAACATTTTAAGCATGTTGCGAGCCATCATTTCCATTCCGGACGCCATGAGCGGATTTTCCTTGCTGAATTTCAAAGCGGAGCGTAGCTTGTTCGCGGCTGGAAAAAAAGACCCGAAGGCGGCAAACCTTCGGGTCAATATGGCCTAGATGGGCCGGGGCGCTGTCAAGCACGCCCTTTATATAGTGGGCGGTAGGGCGTGGCAACCAGAAAAAAGAAAAAGAAACAAAAACGGTCAGAAGAATCATATATTTCTTCCGCCAAAAATCTTTCAAAAATAGTTCCAAATCTGAAAAAATATCGTAAGAGAAAACATCTTACACGATATGAAAAATCTGCGATTACCAGACGCGAAAAACAATTGCGTGGAGTCGAAGATTTAATTCCTCTTACAAAGCAACAAGCAAAGCGTTTACGCAAGAAAACTTTTGCTCCGGGTATCCGTGCTATTCGATTGCGCGGCGTAAAAGGAATACCAAAATTACGAGTAAGTAAAAAAGGCGATATATCAATAAAATCTGGTACAGTAGAAACAATATATTGGGCATTAGATCGTGAAACAGTACGTTCTCGCCGCCGTATGCGCGAAGCTGGTGCCGATGCTTTCGATAAATTATTTCCTATTGAAAAAGTATCGGATTTGGCAGCAAGAGCATTTAAAAATCTAAATGTACAACAGATTCATCTATGGACAAATGCAGGAGCGGTTGGCGATGGGTTTGCCGATCTTCCTGCATTTATTCGTTGGGTAAATGAGAAATGGCAAGCCGGACGTTATATAACAATCCGTGAGGCCGGAAACGAACAATCAAGCGACCCAGGATTATGGATAAATGGAATCGCTATTGAATTGGAAAATCCAGAATATACCCGAGCAAGAAAGGCATTAAAGAATGTCGCTTAAACAACTCAATAAACATTTGCTGATGCAAGATACGCGGAAAGCTATTCCATCTGAAATGCCGCCCGCTAATCTCCCAAAACAAGCACGTAAAACCCTGAATAAAATTCAGAGGAAACAAGCGGCTGATAATCGGAAACTTGAGAAGGAAGGTAAAAAAATAATCACCTTCTAAATGGCGCGTCAAAGGCAAATAACTGCCTGTGATTGCGAAACTGATCCCTTCTTACACGGCAGAAATCCAATGCCGTTTATTTGGGGTTTTTATGACGGAAAAACTTTTATAACCTTCGATACAACGGAGGAATTTGTAGCGCATGTCAGGCATAAAAATATCATAATATACGCCCACAACGGCGGCAAATTTGACTTCATATATTTGCTTCCATTCGTCGGGGAAACCAAGGCCCAAATCATAAATGGCCGCGTGGTATCCATGAAACTTGGGGAAGCGGAATTAATCGACAGCTATGCTGCTGTTCCGGAGAGCTTAAAGAAAATCAAAAAGCTTGATATAGAATATTGGAAATTAGAAAAGGAACACCGCCATGTTTATCGCAATGAAATTATTACTTATCTTCGCGGCGATTGCGTTTATTTGCACGAGCTTATGGTGGCTTATAGAAACGCTGCGGGAACTAAAAAAACAATCGCTTCTAATGCTTTGGCGCATGCCAAAAGAATTGGAATTAACCCAGGCACTACTAATAATCGTTTTGATACCAATTATAGACCTTTTTATTTTGGTGGTCGTACTGAGTGCTTTCAGCCCGGAATCCATAAAAATATTTCTGTATTCGATATCAAAAGTTCTTACCCCGATGCCATGATGAAATATCACCCTACCGGGGCGAATTTCACGAGACAAAGCGAACTAGGAGATTTAAATGCGGATGAAATCGAAAGGGCTTTCATTATTCTTGATTGCGAATCGAAAGGGGCTTTTCCGCTGCGAACTATTGGCGCTCAAGGTTTACATTTTCCGCATAAACGGGATGTATTTCACGTCACTGGGTGGGAATATCTTACCGCTAAGAAGTATAACCTCATCTCAAATGAACAGATTATTGAGGTCAGATATTCGAAAGAAAAAATCACCTTTAAAGAATACGTCGAGCATTGGTATAAATACAAAAACGATCACCCGAAAAAGACCGATCCGATAAATTATACTATCGGTAAAATTATGATGAACTCTCTTTACGGAAAAATGGCTCAAAACCCAGCAAGATATTACGATTATAAAATATGCGAACCGGAAACACCGCTTCCCTGTAATTCGCCTCACGAAAAAGCTGATACCGGAAAATGCGGAATCTGCGGATTTGCTATTATGGATCATGGGTGGACCCGATATACAAAATTCGAAGGGAAAGAATTTCATCGCCGCGAATCTCTTTGGAAATATAAATTCCGTTTTGGCGTCGAATGGGAAGCAAAGCCTCTCTATAAAAATGTTGCAACCGGAGCCTCGATAACCGGCTATGCCCGTGCTCATTTATTGAGTGCCATCCACGAAGTAGGACCGGAACACGTCATATATTGCGATACAGATTCCTTAGTTTTGAAACCGGAAGCAAATTTTTCTGTTCTCCCTCAATCCAATAATATAGGTGATTGGGAACATGAAATAGAAAACGCTTCTGAAGGGATATTCTGTGGCAAAAAATTATATGGAATAGACCTTGATTCCAAGAAAAAATGCCATTGTGTGGACCCCTCTAAATCCTGTGAACGCCACAAAGTCGTATCAAAAGGCGCCAGATTAACCTATAAAGACCTGCAAAACATGCAAAAAGGCGAAACAATTACCTATAAATCAGATGCCCCATCATTTTCTCTTGCCAACGGTACAGGATTTATCGTAAGGAATATTCGTCAAACGGCGCAATAACGCGCTGTTCTAATTTAAAGGGATAAATTAAAATGGCTAAGAAAGCCGCCGAAAAGACCAAAATTCAGATCGCTGCCGACAAGGCTCGGGAAGCCTATAGCAAGGCTAAGGACGCCCACGAAAAGAATGAAAGCCCCACTACACAGAAAGCATTGACCGACGCTACCGCCGCGCGGGACGCTGCTGTCCTGGCAGAATCGCGTGAACGTTTCGTCCGCGTTGGTGGCCCTCGCGTCTCGAAAGCTGTTATCGCAATTCAGAATATTGGCAAGCTTGCCGCGCCCCGTTCTTACGAATATTCAGAATCCGATATCGTGAAGGCGGAAAATGCGGTCAAAGCCGCTGTTGAAAATGCGTTTACTGCCATGCGTAATGCCAAGACTAAGACTGCTGGCAAAACTCAGGCGGCTGGATTCGTGTTTGAATAATTCCCGCGAGGGAATAATGTTCGTGCAACGTACCACATAACGACGCGAACATAAAAATAGTGTGGGAAGTGTAGCAGCGGTTGCGCCTTCACCAAAGCGGCCCGCATTTTATAAACCACTGTCAAGGAAAACCGCCATGCTTTGTAAAGTTATTTCCACAAAATCTGTTTTCGGTAATAAAGCCGATATTCAGAAACTTGTTTTGGATAATCAGAAAGAACCTCAATTTTTGTATCGCGTTTGGGGTGTTATGACCGGATACGTTACAGGCCAAAGTAAATTCACTCGTACCGATCCTGAAACCGGCGAAGTTTCTAATGTCGAATGGACTAAATTTGCTGGAGATTTCGCCGCCGCAAATAATCGCGGACAACTTTTCGAAAGTGCGATTTGTTTTATTCCTGATTACGTCTCCGGACCACTTCGTCAGGGTTTGGAAAGCGAACAGGGAACAGAAGTTCAATTTGGTTTTGATATTTTTGCCGTGTATTCTGAAAAATCAGCAACTTCTTATGAATTTGTGGCTCAGCCGTTGCGTGATAATTCCGTTGAAAATCGTTTGACCGCAATGGCGAATAATATGCCAGCGTTGCCTAATGGTGCAAAACTTCCTGCTTTGGAAAATAAAAAGCAAAAGTAATTCTCTGATATAGATTCACCCCTCGATATCAGAGAAACGGAACCCCGTTATGTACCGAATCGGTCATAACGGGGTTCTTCCATTTAAGCTGCCAACCAAGACTGCCCAGGAACATAAAAATTCAGCAAAGCTATATAGACTTTTCCAGTAGCCGCCGTCGTAAAAGATATAACAGGAGGATTCGTTGCAATAACTGGAATATATCCAACAAATTTTGGAGGAATTGTAACCGTTTGACCGGTTGTCCCGATAGTCACAATTAAATTATTTGCGGCGTTGGCCGAATTATCAACATAAATTGTCTGCAAAGATGTAAATTGTTTGTTATTGAATTGCTGTGTAAGATCAAAAACGAAATTACTCGACAAAGAAAAGTCAGCGGTATATGTAATCGCCTTAGTTCCTTCGCATGGAATTTCATTATTCATCACAGAATTTAAGCCAGCATTTGTTACGTTGGTCATAATTTGTTATCCTATTTTAGATTTAAACGTGGTTTAGGAACATAAAAAGTGAGAGGATCGGTAAGAAAAGTAGAAAATTGAGGCTGAAAGATAATCGGATTGATGGATGAAAAAATAAGATTTACATTATTGTTTGGTTTCAACATTAAAATATCGTCGTAACCTATAACACTATGAACAAGACCACTAAACCCATTCCAATTTTTACTGTTAGCATCCGTTCCATTAATTTGAATAATATAATAACCAGAAAAATCAGGTTGAATAGCTACTACAAAACCATTAACCGTCACTCCATTAATATTTTTAGTTGCATTAACAACAAATTGAAAACCATTTAAAGACGGTCTTATAGTAGGATAATTAACAGCAGTTTTCATCATTGTGTCTAAATCGAAATCCCCAGGAGGATTTATAAAAGTAACAGGGTAGAAATTACCTCCATTAACAAAATCAGTTACTAATTGCTGTTTTACAGATTGATCTGGCGGTAATAAAACGTAATTGAAATCATTAAATGGAACTACCACACCACCATATAAAGGACCAAGACCAGATAAAGGATCACCTGACGCAGCGAAACCACTTTCAGTTACATAACCTGAAATATCATCTAAACCATTTCTAGCTGACCATAAAAAAGATGTTTCTAAAGGAAAACTATCTACAATTTGAAATCCTACAGGTAAATAAGGTGAAAATATTGCAGAATTTGTTCCTTGAACGTGAAAAATCTTATTAATTGTAGCTGGTAATCCTGGAATATTAATTCCAATCCCATCTAATGGCATTGTTTGAGCAAAATAATACAAATCAACACCAGCAATAGGATTTATAACTGCATAAAATCCATGCAAAGAACCACCTTGATATACTATTCTAATTGCATTCAGTCCTATAGCACCAACGGATGTTCCAAATGAAAATGGAGTAATTCCTCCTGATTTTGATATAACATTACCTTTCATTCCCATAAAAGTTTGACCATCAGGAGAAACATAAGCGTAAGGCCCGTCTATATTCATAATGGCGTTTAAAGTTGGATTCCAATTACCACCACTAGGAGATACATACGTACTAGAAAATGTATAAATATCTGTCTTAAGAAGCCCTTTATATGGGCAAATTGTATTTATAACCGGAATAGACATTGCGCGCCTCGCTAAATTGAACGGGAACGGTAGCGGAAACCGCTACGAAGCGCAAATTTTAAAAGTCAAGATAAAAGAAACGGAAAAGAAAGCGTGAAAAACGCAGGAAACGTGCGTGTGCATGATAACGGTG